AATTATAGCATACTTTTTTGTAAAAGTCAAGCTTCTTGAGCAACTTTTTTAACGGGAGGCTCCTTGACCGCCTTGGAGGGCTTGTTGTAAAGACTCTCCAATTGATTGATCTTGGCCTCCAGTTTGTCGAACTTCTGGTCGATTAGTTGGAATATTTTGTCCCATTCTTTGTTGGTTAGCATTGGCTACTCCTGTAGGTGCTTTCTGGTTGAGTTCTTTTTCTTTGAGAATCAATTCAGCTATCTTAGCTCGACGCTCAAATTCTTTATCGTCTTCAATACCCGGCTCAAGGTTGGTTGATAGGGCTTTGATACGATCTGTTTGTGCTTCATACTCGACAAGTCCAGTTTCTGTCTGGTACTTCTGAGCACGTGCTTGTGCTTCAGCGGCTTGTCCGTTGAATGCGGCAATCTGCGCTTGCAACTGAGCCATCTGCATTTGTGCTTGCTGTTGTTGCAATTGCTGTGCTTGTGGATTGGGCTGTGCGGCCTGACGTAACGACTGGATAAGTTCTTCACGATTTGACAAGTTCATGTGGTCAATGATTGCTTCAAGCAACTGACCGTACATAGGACTTCCCTTATCCATTGTCTGTAACAACTGCACAAGCTGTGTCACTTCATACTCACGAGCAATAATGCCTAGAGATGACGTTGGTGTAAACTTATAGTCGCTGACAGGATAGAGCTCAGGACTAAACTGCATATAACGCCACGCACTCTTCTCAATCATCGGAATCAAGAACTGCTCTTGGAAGTTGATGAGTGTGCGCTTGTGACGCTTAATAATCGCTCCCAAGCCCATTGAGATGCCTGCGGCAGTCGATTGGCTGTTGATCGATCCGGGAATACCTGCCGCATCAATCGCACCTGTGGCCTGCTGTACCATCTGCATTAAGTCTTTGCCTTGAGCAAAGCTCACTTGATCTAATTGACCAAACTTGAATGGCTGTAGAATCTCAGCAGGATTGCCGTTAGTGAGGATTGTTTTACCGGGTCTCACTTCCATCTTAGCTCCACGAGGAAGCCTAGAAGCGTCTACAGCAAGCATTGGATGTACTGTCAATGCCAAGGCATCAATACGAGCACGTAGTTCTGTGTCGAGGGCTTTCTGTGAGTTGTAGCCCTTCTCACAAATACCACGGCCCCAGAAGCGTCCGGGTACGACATCCCAAGGGAAAGCAATGACAGGACGATCTTGCATCATGTATGGGTTTTCTTCAATCTTGAGAAGCTCACCACCATTGGCAATAACGCACACTACTTCTACGTAGTCTTCATTCTTCAACCCGTTCTCTTCTTCAGGGACGAGTTCGGCAATGTCTTCATCCTCTTCCAGATCTTCATTAATAGCGGCTTCATAAAGATAACGAGGAACAAGTCCGTAGTATTTTGTTAGTCTGACTTTGTCATCTGAATAGATGGTGAGTTCTTGATCGGGTTCTAAGTCAGTGTCTTCATAAGATGATTCAATGACAACGTCACGGTAGACACCTTGGTTGACAAGAATCTCTACTTGGTGCTTAGAGACAAACTCATCAATGGCAACACCTAATGCATCTTCAACACTTGTGGCAACAGGATCAATCAAGAAGTTTTGTGGCAACACTGGCTTCACTTTGACAACGAAACGCTCACGCTTTTCAACGCCAACAGCTTGCATTGCTCCGTCCATGACAGGGCGTGTTGCAGGCATCATCTCTTGTGTTTCTTCAAGGACAAGTTCTGCAATGCCTGTACCGAATACAGCAGAGTTGAGGATGGCTTCACCGACAGCTTTACGTATTTTAGTTTTAGAGAAGTCTTCATCAAGCTGTTTCTGTAGCAAAGCAATGTCTTGACGCTGTTGATCTTGAACATCGTCTTTAATGCTGAAGAAACGTCCACGACCAAAAGTAGCTTCCTCTACTTCAGCCACAGCAGATTCCACAGCTTGCTGTAGTGCAGGACTAATCAGCTTTGAACGCTCTGATGTGCGTAAGCTATCTTCATACGCCCAGATACCACGCCATAAGCGATAGTATTCATCAAATCGTTCTGAGTAGTTGGATTCGTAATGATCTCGCCATTGTCCGCATTTGTGCATCACCCATCCGGTGAGGCTATCCATTACACTATTGGTTTCGTAGTCCATTTTAATATCCTGCTACAGGGTCAAGTATTTCAAAGTCATCTTCTTCATAGTCATAGTAGTATGAGACTTTTGCTAGTTGGTCAATGTATGCTAAAGAGTCTACTAAATCGTCATGAACAAGTGCGTTTGGGAACTGAAAGAGTTCATCCATAAACTCACTATTCCATTTGCCTTTATTCAAAGTAATCTGCCCGTGCTCGAAACGACCTTGTAAAGCCCAGACAATCCGATCAGTTTTTTTCCTGTTCCCGTGGGTCAACTCTTCCACTCTGAAAAAGCGTTGGGACGACTTCATAAGATCGGTTAGGTAAGGCAGTACCGCATTCTTTAAGGCTCCTTTTTCGATGCCAACAGCGACAGGTTGATAGCGAGCTACAGCGTCGAATATTTTCTTTGCGGTCTTTTTGATATCCCATCGACCATGGACAATATCCGCTACCCACCATCCGTGCTCGTTGGCTTTAACAATTGTGATAGCCGTTTGGTCAAGTTTTTTAGTCTTGGACTTAGATAAAGATTCAACATCAGCAAAACCCGCAAGATCGACTGCAATGTAATAATCGCCAAACTCAGGCTCTTCATCAGAAAACTGTAACCAATCTTCTTTGAATATTTCGCTACCGCTTGCTTCAAAGGATGCCAGAAACTCCTGTCGGAATGCATAGGACGACATGGACTTTTTAGCTGTATCAATTTCGTCTGGATCGAGTAGTGGGTTGTCATAAGATGTAAAATGCCACGCCTTATAGCTTTCATCATCTTCTAACTCCGCATACTTGTACAACTCGTAAAAGTGATTACGACCCATAGGCGTACCGATAAACATGGCATCACCCTTTTGGTCAGCCAGTGCGGGCCTTAAGATCTGCTCCCAGACACTAGGCTTCATATCCGCATATTCGTCCATGACGAGGAACTTTAGGGAGACACCACGCATGGTCTCTGGTCTATCAGCCCCTTTTAGTGATATCGTGCAACCGTTAATGAGAGTGATTTGCAAGTTGTTAATGTGGGAGCTCTTGATGACGGGATGACCAAGCTCAAGCAAAGTCGTCCACATAATGTCTCTAGCCTGCCCTTGAGTTGGTGCGACGTAGAAAACATGACCACGTTCGGTCTGCAAGGCATTAATGATGAGTAACCACGCCGCTAGTCTTGACTTACCAGTACGGCGGCCTGCGGCAACAATCTTAAATCGACTGCTGTCGCCAAAGACTTCTTGTTGCCAAGGTAGAAGCTCTACGTTGAGTTCTGTACTCAAGCCTTAGCATCCTTCATGATGTCGACAAGCTCTTTGCTACGGCGTCCTACCTGACCATACCACTTTGAGTTAATCATTTCATTGGCGGCCATTAGGTAGTTGCCTTCATTGACGTAACGTAGCATATTTTTAAACTGACCTAGACGATTTCGTCCAAGGTTGAATGCCATATTCACAAGTACCCTTTGGGCATCTGGAGCTTGACCTGCAAAGTTTAAGACAAGAGCACAGGCATCTGAATAAGCAACGTCACAGTCTTTATGGAAAACATCTAAGATACGCTCATCGGTCACTGGGGTGCCGACAGGCCATGAGTGCTCCATATCGTCCTCAGTGACCATATGACCAATACCAAACGTAGGATACCCTTCAGAACACAGGTAGATTTCAGTAACATATCCTTCGTGGCGTACAAGGTCTTCTTTGACAATCTCTATGAGTTCATCTTTATTTATCATCTTCAATCACCTCAGCGTCGATAATGTCATCTTCAGTTACTTTATCCACATCCTGTGGGGATATGGTAGCATCCCCAATGCCGCTTATGGTAATTGAGACTGAAGGACGACCACCATCTGCCTTTTCTTTTTCAAAATACGATATTGGTAGCATTCTGTCCATTAAGAGCTTCCAAGCCGCCGCTTGGTTTTTATGGTCGTCATTAAGTGCCGCATCAAGAATACTATCAAGAACCTTACGTGACTTAGGTGAAGCCAACATACGAGCTTTATACTCATTGATGATCGAGGCGTCGCCTTTAGGGCGACCAACCTTACCCCTAGATCCTGCCTTTTTAGTCTGAACTAGGTTCTTTTTTGGTCGACCTGTAGTTTTACTTTGTGGTTGTTCTTGATCCGACATAAGTATTCTCCAATCTGGTACTTAGGTATTACTTAAGATTACACGAGTGTGTTGAAGTGTAAAACTTAACGACAAAACAAAGAGAACTACTTAACGAAAATCTTCATGCTGTCTCGTTATTACTTAAGATAGGTATATTATAGCATAGAAATTACTAAATGTCAACCCCTATAGGATAAATTACTTAAGATTTCCTCTTATTGTTCTATTGTACCCGCCCTTGTACCTTTTGTCAACCCCCTAAGGGGTACTTTTTATCACTTTTTTATCATTATTATCAAACAAATGACTACTTGCGAATGCTAATGCGAATGATTTGCATTTACATTAATATTTAAGGGTGTTTTTGGGTGTTTTTATGGTTCTAAAATAGCTCTTTTGTTGTGCGTGAGTGGGTACACCAATATAATACGTAAGGCCATAGACGCCCCCGGGGGTAACTCGAGACCCACCCAAGTTACACACAGGAAGTCCACAGGCTGTGCATAAACTGTGCATAAAGTTATTCACAGGTTACACACAGGTTGCACACAGGCGCACCAAAGTGGTGCAAGGTGGTCAAAAGTGGTGCGTGTGTGTGCCTGAGTAGATCCCTCAAGCACCACCCAAGCAACACACAGTTAGACCAAAGTCGTACTTGATTGTGTTACCATTCGTAACTACAGTGTTACCGATGTGGTCACAGT